CATGCCTTTTTTCATTGACATAACAATCTTCTCACGTTTCTTCATTTGAGCGTCAGACATTTCTTCTTCACCAAGATTGTTGTCGGTAAAAATATCTTCTGGACTTGCAGCTTTGTTTTCTGTAATATGATTTAATAACTTAGAAGCAAAAGAATATTCTTCATTTTTATAACGAGGTGATTCTTTGTCCGTTTTTCTTTTATCGCCTTTATCCATTGCAGAAAAATATTTACCAGCATGAGTCGCATATTGTTTTTTCATGCTAGGTGTAGTTCTCTTATACTCTAAATCAGTATCTTTTCCAGTCTTTTCAATATCTGTTTTTGATGGGCCTTTATGAATATCATCAACGGAAGATTTAGTCTGGTCTTTACGAGCTTTCTGTGAATTGCCATAACTATGACCATATACTTTCATACCAGTAGAAGTTGGTACTTTTTCAGATTCATCCATCTCGATGGCTTCTTTATGTGATTTAGCAGTAACAGGATATTTTTTACCTTGAAACTCAAAATGAGATTGACCTGATTTTTTAGCAGCATGAGCAGCTTTATGAAAGCCTGTCTCGTCTATATCAGCATCATTGATTAAACGTTTTTTCTCATCTTCTACTAATACTGAATTGACAGCATCAAGCATTGATTGAGATACTTTATTTTTTGCAAACATTATTTTCTCCTATTTTATCTGCATTTCCACTTGCGTAATGCGAGTGCTTTTCTTGTTGGTTCACCGTTTGGTTTCTTCATTGGGCCAGGCATACCACCCATTCTAGCACAAAATGATTTTCTGCGTTTAGCGGCCTTACTTCCTGGTTTTACTTTACCTGTAACAGCCATTTTTAATTTAGAACCTGGATTTTCTCTACGGTAAGACATGATACCTTTGCGGTTTAATCCGCCTTTAGGATTCTTACCTTCTTTTCTACGCCACGCAGCAGATTCTTCCAACCATTCGTATTGTTCATCCAATTCTTCTTTGCGGTTTTCCCAATCAAGAAGTTCTTTGATTGTTTCAATATGTCCCTGTAGGTATCCATGTTCCATACGCATTTCTGGAGTAGTCATTGATAACATACGGTCAAGCTGGTCTTTAATGTTCTGTGCTACTAAGAGATAACCAATGTCATCTTCTTTTGGTGAACCTTTTTTCTCTTTAAGGTGTTTCTCAATAAAGAAAATGCAATCTTGTAATTTTGCCATACCTTCTACTAAATCATAATCATCGGGTTCAACTTTATGTTCAATATCTTTGTATAATTTTGTTGCAGTAGGACAAATATGGAAATAATTAGTATCGTAATCAAATACTTTTACTTCGTGGTCTGGCATATCATCGTCATCTTTTTTTGCTTCCCAAATGACTTCAACTTCTTCACCCATCTTCGTACTTCCACTTTTATCTGTGCGAGGATCAGTTAAATCTCTTTCAGGTTTTGGCATTTGATGTTTCATAGTTTGATGAACCCACTCAGTAGGAATATCTAACTTTTTAGCAATTTGATGTGGTTTCATACCAGAAGATGCGTGTTTAATAATCTCTTTATCCATCTTTTCTTCATCAATCTGTTCAACTTCTTCTTCTTTTACACAAGATCCTTTTGAAAATGCTTTTTTACCAGGAACTGGTTTGTATCCTGTCCAGCATCTGCCTTTTTCATCTAAAAATTGCTTAAAAGTTTTCATTTCTTTTCCTTAATCCAATCGTCAGGTATTTTACCGTGTTTATCTTTGAAATCATCATGTAAATCTTTACCTGTGATTCCGTGTTTCTTTGCAATCATTTGCATTAACCTGTCAATCGAATTATAACTATGACTTGTTAATTTCATTAAACCACCTTCTAATTCTTTTACGTGGTCTTCCTTAAGTTTCTTTTTCTTCTTAGTAATCAGAATACCGTTACGGTCTTTATCGCCGTAAGTTTCCATTGGTTCTTTATTACTTGCACCACCTAAAGTACCACCAACACCACTTTCTGGACCGTTGATGAAACCTTGAAACTCTCTTAATCTCTTTTTACCATATTTAACTGGTTTTGGTTTTTCATCATAAGCATTCGTTAAAGGATTTACTGAACCCCCTGATGGTACCGCTGTGGTAGCTGGGTTAGCGTTACTATACAATTCACTTTCACTATATGTCTGGTTACCTAAACCAGCGCCTCCTGTTAATCCTGTACCATTTGTTCTTGTGTTCCACTCGGAACCAATTCCATCAACTACTGGCTTTTTGACTTCTTTGCCTGAGGTGTCGCCTTTTTTGAGCTTTTTCTTTTTGTCGTTGTCTTGGCTGAAGTTGCTTTCTTTTGGCTCGGGCCTGACTTTAATTGTTGGCTGACTACTTCCGACACGAATATTTTCGGTGCTATAGACTCCTGACCAGGCGCCTCCTGAATGGCCTCTACCGTTTGGATCTTTTCTTGGTTTTTGATTTCCTGAGATGTGGTCGTCACTTTGTTTTGCTCTGGCATCGGGAATGGTGTCGGCAGGTCCGTCTGCTTTGAAACCTGGCGAGGTTTTAATTTTAAGAAATCGATTAGTCTTTTTATCATTCTGCTCTCCAAATAATCTATTTATCGTATAGTTAATGTCTAACTTTTTATTACGATGCATCCAATCTGTAGCAGTTTCATTGACGATTTTACTATCTAAGAAATTGTTTGTGCTTTCGTAAATTTCATGAATATCAAATTCTTTATCATTTAAGTCACCAGTATTATCAAATACCATAAAGTTACTATACAGTTCTTGGTATTGTCTAGTAACATTTTGTGCTTTTAACCACTTATCGTGACGGACAGATTCAGACATCATTCTAGACAACATAGAGTTTCTTACTCTAGATGCTTCATCAGTAGTATTAACGAATACCATCATAGTTTCGTAACCAAGTTCTTCTAATTCTTCTTTAATGTAAGTAATCTTTTCATTATCGTCAGCAGGACCATTAATGATAAGTGGACCACGATTGCGAATAGACTCTCTACGATAATCACTTGATTTTTCAGACAATTTTTGTTTATCTGATAGATATTCTTTAGCTTGTATTAAGTTTAATTCAGTAATTGTACTAGAAGCAATCGCTTCACGAATAATAACATCTTTACCAGAATTTGGACCACCAGTAATAAAGATAGCCTTAAACATACCACGATTATGTTCTTCGTTTAAACCCATACCTTTACGAACATCATGCATCAATTCTTTTGCGTGTTCATCCGAAACATGATGTGGAACGCCTTCTCTAAAAGCAGAAAAATTACCATGTTTTGCATGGTCTCTCATTTTTGTACCAGACATACCTTCTGCGCCTTCAGCATCAGGATCACGATGACCAGCTGAAACAACTTCTATCTTCTTAAAGTTATAATATCCATGAGAACCTTTTTTACCATTGTAATCATTTAATAACTTTTGATATTGTTTTACACGGTCTGAACCTGCAACCATTACTAAATGGTCATGACCCTTTGCATATAGTTTAGAAGCATGATGTAGAAAAGTAGGAAACTCAGAAGAAGAAGATTCAAAGTGAGTACCTGGTGAATATCTACGGAGATGTTTTAATTTTTGTGCTGATGATAATGGATTTTTTTTGGAATCCTGTGAATGTGAAACTATAATCGTATGTTTTGCGTTTCTTTTTGCAGCTTCAGCCCTAACTTTATCAATCAATTTAAGATGACCAGTTGTAGGTGGATTCATACGGCCAAAAGCCATCACTACAGGATTATGTGTCTTTTGTGATTCTTCAAGTATTTCTAAAAATGATTTCATGATGTGGTTTCTTCTTCTGGTTTTTTACCAAATTTATTTTGTCTTAATAAATTGGCTTTTGCAAATTCTTCACGGTTTACTAATTTAGTTGGTTCACCTGAATGGTTAACAACAAATCCTTCTGGACCAGTATGTTGGCCTTCAATATCATGTTCTAATCCACCAGTATGTTGTTCTAAATTTCTAACCAATACATTTTTAGCTGCTTGTAAATGATGGTGCATTTCTAATAAATGAGAATAATGTTTTTTATTCTTCTTAATATAATCAAGATGAGATTTCATCTCAGCTTCTCTGCGAGATTGTCCGGCAGGAGTCTTTAATGGTTTCATCTTAGCATACTTATCTTGTATGTGTTTCGCTAGTCCTTCAGCTGATGGAACTTCACCTGTTCTTACTGTTGAATTGATATAGGTGATTAAATGTCCATTTTCGCCACGATGCATCTCTGTGGCCTTGTACATATCTTTACCGTGTTTGTCGTGAATTGCTTTCGCTTTGGCTAAATGGTCCAAAAATTCTTTTTGGTCCTCATCTGAATAATGTACATTTCTTGTATCATGTTCCGCGCCTTTCATCCATACATCTGGATGTGAACCAAAATTATGTAGGTCTGGATGAGGATCCGCAGTCATATTATCAATAGTATCACCATGATATTGTTGGTGTACAACTATACCAACTTTTGCTTTTTTGACTCTTTCAGCTTCTTCACCACTTGCCGTGTAATTGATAGTGTTTGGATTGAAAGAAACTTTACCACCCTTTTTCTCTTTTCTTGCTTCTTTTTCATCATCATTCTCGGAGAACATCATGTCGCCTTGATATACACCTGTTTTAGGTGCAACTTTTTTGAGATGATGTAATGCAGCTTGAAGTTTTTTCATTAAACCAGGCGCATGACCATGATTCTTGGCAATATCAGCTGATGTATAGTTAATTTTTGGATTTTTATTGAAAGCAGATTTAGATGCTACAAAAAACTTGCCTGTCTCTGGATGATGACCAAAAACTAATGATGGAGAACCATCATACTTCATTGTTAAATCAGAACTTTTTCCACCAGATTTGGTGTGATTGTGTGCCTTCATTAAGGCATCATACGCATGACTAAAACCACGTTTTGTACCACCGTAAAGAATAGGCCTATCTTCAGCATGGTCAATATGTTTCAATTTACCTGTTGCTTCGGTTTCAGCCTCTTCTTTTAAAAATGTTTTAAACGATAACATTGATTTCCTTACAGAATTGCAACACACTTTGGTTGCTGTATTTCTTATTTATACAACATTTTAATTTTGACAGCCAACACATAGAAATGTTGGCTTCGATACATAGCGTCAAAATTATTGGGATTTCATCACGTTTTCAATATCATCTACTGTATTACTGATTAGATAATTTTTTACTACATGATTATATGCTATATCTGGTTGATACTTTGGACTCCAATTTCTAAGTATTTCAATAAGTTCATCTTGTGTTTCGTATGTTGCACCATATTGTGAGAGTAATCTTGCTGCAGCAATATTGCGAGAAATCCAAGGTGTTTTATTGAGCATAGACTCAAGTAATACCAATCCAAACCCTTCAGCGTCTGAATTCATAATGTAGAAGTCAGCATCAGCAATAGCGTCTTTGACATCTCTTGGATCTTCGACCATCAATGGAATAACATTGTCAGAAGCATGAGGCATAATATTATGTCGGTTGTCGTATCCTGTTGTGACCAATACTGCATCATCTAGTTCTGCTTTACGGAAAGTATCAGCAAGTTCAATCATACGTTTGTTTGGCCAGTAACCACCACACGATAGGTACATTCTTTTATCTTTTGGTATACCAAACTTATCTTTGAAACGGCCTTTAGTACCAATGCAATCGTCAGGTGAAATACCATGAGTTACTTTGTGTGCTTTGTGTTCGTGGCCAAATAGTTTAACATGAAGCCAATCTTCTTGCGTTGAACATCCAATAAAATGGGCATCTCTCATACCTTGCACACAAACATTACTCACGGAAGGTTTAATTAAAAGGTATAGTACTTTTCCTGGTAGATTTTTGATATTTTGTAATACAAAGTTCTGAACACCAACGTCACCACCATGAATCACAACTAAGTCAGCATCAAGACACATTTGAGGATTACTTGATACATGGATACCATTGAAATCTCCTTGATGGTCACCACAAAATACAATAACTTGATGGCCTCTTTTTTGAGCTTCTTCAGCCATCTGTTGAACATAGTATTCGGAACCACCAGGAAATGGTGCATAACGATGCACTACAAAACATATCTTCAAATTTCACCTCTTAATGCTCTTGCAATACCATCATAGATATTGATTTTTGGTTTATAGAATGATAACATTTTTCCAGGATTACCTACACGATACATAACACCTTTTGGTGCATCTACTATGTGATTTACTTCAGGACTATAACCTGCAATACCACAAACAATTTGTTGTAATTCATTAAATGTTGTAGCAATACCAGAAGAAAGATTTACTGCACCTTTGATATCTTGTTTGATTGCTTCATCAACAGCATCAACAATATCTTGCATATGAATGAAATCTCGAACTTGTGTGCCGTCACCCCAAATATCAAATGGGTCTAATCTAAGTTTAGCACGATGAATATATGATGGGAAAGGATAATCTAAATCTTGGTCTGTACCATAACCACTAAATGGTCTGAATACGTTTACCTTGATGCCTTCTGCTTCTAAGAACTGTAAACAATATTCACCTGTTAGTTTAGCCCAACCATAAGTCAAATCAGGCATTCTTAAATTATTCAAATCAATATTTGATTCTGAAAGACTATTTTGAGATGCTGCTGTTTGATATGCAATTGGATATGCCGCAGATGATGAGAAGTAAACAACACGACCTGGTTTTGTTCTTAGTGCCCATTGAATCATATCTGAATCAATCGCTAAGTCTGTTGCAACTGAAAGTGGATTACCTTCAATCGTTTGACGACCACCAACGATAGCCGCCAAGTGTATAATCAAATCAAATTTGTCCGTACTTGTTTTAAAGAAATCGCGGCAATCATTACCTTCTTTAATATCAATACCTGTAATATCATGGCCTGCATATTTTCTCATAAAATATTTACCAACAAATCCCATGTGTCCTGTAATCAAAATTTTCATGCCCAATTCTCCATTCCTTCTTTATAAAATGATTCATGCACATAGAAGTCATCCAAATGATGGCGACCTCCATGAATATGAATTTCTTTGACCAAAATATAACCTTTAGATGTCAATAACTCTTTTGCTGTTTGAATAATTTCTGGTATATTATCCACTTCAAAATCAATTACATTAAACTGATAATTGGATTGTAACACTTTTTGTAAGCATTGTAAAGAGATTTGTGGTGGATCGGTATCAATGGATAGAAAATCAATTGTATTTGGTAGATTATATTTGGTAAATAACTCTTGGTAGTCAATTGTTGTAGCGTCAGCTATGATAAATGGAGTTTTTCTATTGTTCCAACCTTCGGTATACTTTGGATCCAACTCAATACCAATACCATGAAAGTTTCTTTCTCTTTCAAAAAAATAGCTATTGTTGTTGTTACAATAATGATTTGCACCAATATCAACAAAAGTACCATCAGTTTTTTCACTTAATAATTTGTCAATAATAAAATCTTGTTCCCATTCTGAATAATATATCATTATAACTCCGAGGCTGTTATCATATCTTGTAAACGACTAACATAAGTGTGATTCTCTTTTATGTTAATCATTTGTCTTAAAATTAAATCCTTATCTTCAACCATCTTACTTGCTACATCAAACAAACCAGCTGGGTCTTTTGAATATGCAATATCACCATTGAAGTAATGATATACAGCTTCAGAGTTGGTGATACCTAAATGACCGTAACTAATATTCTTAATTGTACGACAAGGAATATAGCCATTAGCTAAATGATTTGCAGGTCTAAAATCTGGCGCCATGTATGATTCAACAACTGCTTTTCTTATTGTTGGTATGTTTAAAGGATTTTTTAATGGACAATTGTGTAAAAAATGCACATTGTTTTTTTGACATGAATCAATAAAATCTTTAAAAAGATATTGATTATCAGGAAAGATTGTGCCACCAAAAAAAGCATATTTTGGTTCTTTTTTAGGTATAAATCTATCTTCAAAATTAATTTCATTAGGTAATAAATCAGTACCCCAAATAGAATAGAAGTTATCGTATTTTTCGCCTTTTTCGTAAAAAGAAACGCCGTTGTTTAACTTTGTATATTTCTCTGGTTCAAAATAGTAAGCACAATTTTTATCTGGCACACCATCGACACCTACATTTGAAGCAAAACGAAAATCAATCAATTTGCCAACTTTACCCAAATACATATCTGCACCAGGATTACCCTCAACAGGTCCTTTATTGCCAAGATAGTGTACGATATAGCAAGATGATTTTCTTAAAGGAAGATTATGGCTTACTTGAGTCCATGGTGCAAATACTAACCATTGTTCTGTAATAATAATTGCATCATCAAAAAATGTATCATCTAAATTATTTCGCCTATCTAACCAATAAGTTTCAATATCCATAAATTTACCAGCACGAACAATCGCATCGTGAATAAATGCGTGAGTATGTCCTGTATTAGGTTTAGCACCCCAAACAATAATTTTTTTATACTTCATATTATTCCTTAATCAAATACCAAGCACTATTCTTAACAACTACAACTTTATCGAACTTATCACCTAAAAATTTCTTTAAAGATTTTTCTACGCCAGGTAAAACGATATCGTGGCCTGCAAATATTCCACCTTTTTTGACTAAAGGATAAAAATTTGTAAAATCTTTATAAGATTGTTCTTCAGAGTGGTCGCCATCAACAAAAACAAAATCAAAATAATTTTCACCAACAACACTAATCAAATCAACAAACTCTGTACTCGATTCATAAATGAAATCAACTTTATTGCCAAAAGGAACTAATCTTTGTGATGCGTGCTCTTTCATTAATTGTTGGCGTTCAGCGCTAAAGTCTCCGCCATTCCAATCAATAAAAGTTGGATAATTATCTACTGCATAAATCTTTTTGATATTAGGAATTTGCTTTAAGAAACTTTCAGTTGTTGCACCTAAACAAACACCAATCTCAACACCAACTAAATCTCCTTTTAATTGAGAAATAGGTTCTACAAGTCCTTCACCTGAAGGTTCGGATTGATTAGCCCAATCTACTTGTTTTTGCACCCATTCTGCTGCAGGCAAATGATGCCATGGATCTTGACTAGTTTTTTGACTAGTTGGTGCGGTATACAAACCTGTCGTTGTGTTGAATGTCAGAACTTCCGATGTCATATTTTTTCCTTATATAATCATTAATCATAGGTACTCTATTGTATTGGTGTAGAATTGCATATTTTTCACCTTTACTATTGTACATTGCACCATCTTTCCATACTGGTTCAGGACATAATAACTTTGGCCTAAAACCTGCAATTTTTGTTGGGTCTACTGTTGTACCACATTGACAAGCCCAACCGTCATCATGTTCGCTAAACAAAGTAATATCTTTATAAGGTTTGAATGAGAGAAGTAGATTCAATGCGGATTGGTCTGGACCACCGCCACCCTCAACGAATTGAGGAGCACCATTACAAAGTAGATATACATTATAACACAAGTCTATGTATTCTTCATAGGATCCTGCTGTTACACCTGCATTATTAATTGGTGTATCTTGCATATAATTGGCTGCAATTGGCGTGAAAGATTTAGCCATATTATTAATACCCCATGCCTCATCTTTATATTTAAGACCTTCAGCTGAAGCACAAATCTTTTTATCGCCAATATTTTTTTCTAACCAATCGGATGGGTTAGATTGAAAGATAACGTCAGCTACATCAGTTGAAATAACGTATCTAGGTTTAAATTCAGAGTTTTTTAAGAATTGCCAAATGTGTAAAAATCTTACATTGACAACATTGAATTGTTCTTTATTGACTAAAGGTATAACTGTGAAGCCTTTGTCTTGTACAATTTTAATTAGTTCATCGTCAATATTATAAGTCACCAACATTTTTAAACCGGTAAAACCAGAATCAATTAATGATTCTACCCATGGTTTAATTTTATCATAGTGTTTGTATCCTGTGATGAAGCCGATAACGATGTCATTGTCTCTTGTTTGTTCCATGGGAATTCTCCATTATATTTTTCATTCATTACTGCATTACCATTGATAAAGAAGTCTGCATTAACAGAACCTTTACCACCATCTACACGATAATTGACCGTGTATTGTCTTGTGCAATCCCATTTTTTAAAATACTGAGATATTGTATGTAAGAACACTCTATCTTGTCCCCAGCCTCCGTGCCATGCAGATGCCAATTTTATCGCAATTTCTGTCTTAATGCAATAGGTATTTGTGTCAACGTGATTCATTCCATGGCAAGTTTGCCATTTACCAAGAGATTCGCAATTATCTTGGCAAATAAATTCGCCTTTCTTATCACAAACATTTCTTAAAGAATTACACCAATCTAAATTATTATCTTCAATAGTTTTAATACAAGACTCAACATGATTAGGTTCAAACCAATTATCTTGGTCGAGATATAAAACATAATCTGAATCAATTAGATGTGTGAATGCTGCGTAAACACGATGGCCGTAAAATCCATTTTTACCAACATTATCAGGCAAAGTGCAAACGGTTAAATTTTTTGTATCAACACCTTTGTTTTTCATGTGTGTTATGAAGTTTTTAACTCCATAAAAATATTCTTGGCCATCAATAACAAGATAACACTTTGTTGGATAAGTTTGAGTTAATACGCTTTCAACAGCTTTTGTGAATTCTGGAGAACCAGTAGTTGGTATAATAACAGTTGCACTCATAATTTATCCTTTATAAATCTAAACCTAAAGCATCCCCGTCTTTTTTGCGTAGGCCTACCCATAATTTATCCCAATTAACCATTGTTTCATACTTAAATATAATTTCGGTCTTTACACCATTTGCTGACTTGTGTCTTTTTGAATCTGAAATTGCATAACAAATTGCTCTTTCTTCTAATACCTTTTTATGAAACATCTCATAAAAATTATATAGTTTTGTTGGACTTGTATCTTTTGAAGCCCACTCTAATATTTTTTCACAATATTTACCTAAGTTAATTAAGTTTGGTTCCGCTGGTTTTCCAGCCACCATATTGTTTGAAGAAATTAAATTAATTACTGTAGCCAACATTTGTGCTTCAGATTTTTTTGTAAATATAGTATCTAGATTATCGCTGGTACTTACTCTAGGAATAATTCTAGCAATCTTTCTACAAACTATGGCAAAAGCTTTTACTTCTTTTGCATTTGGAGTTCTTTTTACTTTTCCATTTAAGAAAATACTTCTTCTCATAATTACACCATCTAATTTTAGATAAGGTATTTGTAATATGTGACCTACTGCATCTATAGGAAATCCAACTTTAACTTTACCTGCATATTTTTCTGCAGCTTTTGGAGGAACAGCCGCACTCTTTTTTGTTGCAGCTTTACCTTTACTACCTGCAGCCGATTGAGATGAGTATCTTAAGTGTGCATACGCAACTTGTGCTTGAGCATATTGTTCTTTTTTCATTGCTGAATTTAAACTTCTATACCAACGACCAACATCAGTAACAGAATCAAATATTTGATTTAATTTCAATGTATTTGTATTCTCACCTTTTACTTTAGACTTTACACTAACTTTAACAGTTTCTTTATAGTTATCCGGCTTAAATGATATTTCATAATCTGTCAAAGGATAATTAGATTTTTTTGGAATATTAATTCTTAAAGGAGAAGAATTTGAAAATTTGTAATTAATCTTTTTTGATTTATCTAAAAATTTCAACACACTTTTTATTTCAACTTCATTATTTCTCAACAATACTGCCATTTTAATAGCAGTCAAAACTTCAAAAAACTCAGCAGGAACTAAAACTTCACTAACTTCTCCATCAATAAAAAAGGATCGTTTTGTTGTTAAACTTTCTTTTAATAAAAAATCTATTTGGTCGGCTAAAGGCTTTGGTGCGTTTGAATTTTTTATAAAGGTTTTTACATTTTTTACTATATTCTCTGGAGTTATCCAGTCATCAACAATTGAAGGTACAATATTACTAGGCTTTAACTGTATACTACCTTCTTCAGTTTGTGATGAAGATTCAAAATATTTACAAACGATAGCTATACTTTCGCCTACGAATGTAATTTTACCAATACTTGATTTTGGAGAACTACTTCTTTTCTCATCATAAAAATTAGAAAGTCCTTTAGCGTTTAAAGATTTTGATAAATCAGCTAAAAATTTCCTTCTTGTGTCTGTAGCACCTTTAGTTTGTGGTATATAAAAATAAAAGTGTTTTCCTTCCATTTGAAAAAAAGGTTCTTTAGCCGAAACACTATCTTTATATTTTAAAATTTTGAGTACAGATGTTATATTAGCCGCAGTAGGTTGTTTAGTTGCCATTATCGTATAATTTGAATGTGTTTACCTGAAGTCCATACTTCAAGTTCTGTTCTTAAACGGCCCTCTGATTTGAGGGTTTCATATCTATTTATGGCCTTATTGCGCCACCATTTTATAACATTTGGTAATTCAAACTTGTCGTAATTTTCTTTATCTTTAATTAAGACATCTGTTTTACAACAAATATAATCTACAAAATTACTAAATCCATAATTACTTATATAATATCTTTTCTGTTCTGTCAACTTTTTTGCATTGTTAATCGTTAGCTGGAATGCCTCCGCTTCAGAAGTTCCCTTTAAAGCTGCTTTAGTTAAGGATATAATCTTCATTGATATCTTTAGTTTTCTGCTAGAGATATTATCATCAACGAGTTTGCCAACTTTACTCTCAACAAAATCGCGGAGTTCTTCATACGGTTTTCCGTGCATCATTGGTAGAAAATCAGAATCAGTCAATCCTTTATATCGAACATATGGTTTCATACCATCATACTGTGATGTGTTTTTGGTAGAACCATACAAACTGGTAGTTTCAAACAAGCACAAATTCATATTGTATTTTTTGTTGACTATTTCTCTCACGGTATGCGAACAACAAATGGCTGCAAGAAGTTTACCGCCTAGATAATTGAAACCAAATGGCTGACTTGGTACAATAACAAACCCCATCATAGAAGATTCATTAAATCGTTTACCCCACTCTGGTTTCTGCGTAAACACTTGTCCAAGCATTTCATTTCTAGGCTTGCAGTTGATTACAGGTGAAGCTAACCGAATGAATCCTAGATACTTTCCTGTGTTTCTTTCTTTTACTGCCAAATGCACACTACGACCTACTGGTCTGATATTGACATGAGATGAAGTAATTGAAAGTAATGTTTCCCATGTATCGGTTGGTATTTCACACACTTCTATATCCATATCATTTGGATGCATAGAAAAATCAGAAAACAATTCTTCTTCTGGAGGAAATAGAGACATTGGCATATTTGCCAAATCATTTAACTTTTGGTCTCTCATGTATTCATCAATACGATGAAAGTTACCAAAATAATCATTAAATGCTTTAGCACAAACTAAAGCATCTTCTTTAGATAATATCATACTTTGAAGCCTTCAAATTTCTTTTCTTTAGTACCAAAAGTATTAAGTGGTTTATCTTTGTGACCAGCATCAGTAATGTGAATTTCAGATGATTGTTCAATATCATACAGTTTCATTTTAGCACGGTCAACACCAATCGTAAATCGTTTATAGTATGTTGGATCATTATATCGATTCTTTAATTGTTTGACCATGATTTGGCCCATAGCCTCTAAATCTTCACTTGTAATTAAAGCAAACATCAAATCTGCGGTGGCGGGAAGTCCGAACGACTCACTCGTATCTTCAAGTCCTGGATCACTTGATGTAAATCCGGATCTTGTAGTCTGTGTCGCAGATACAATAGGAACATTATACTCAACAGCAAGGCCACGTAATTCTTCAGCAATCGATTTAACGTAGGTGTAGGAATTAATGTTTGCGCCAGCTTTAATACGACTACTACAGCAAATATTAAGATAGTCAATAAATATAATATCAGGTACAAAAGACTTTTTAAGATTAAGTTCATTGAGTAAAGTTCTAAAATGAATAGTTGAAGCTGAAGCGGTTGGATATTCTTTGATAATCAATTTGCCTGTACACTTTTCACGAACACGAGCAACTTTCTTATCATACAAATCTTTTGGTAAATTCATTAAATCATCAAGTGTTACATTCAATAGATTAGCATCTATTCTTTCAGCAATCTTTTCTTCAGCCATTTCCATAGTGATATACAATACGTTCTTGCCTTGTACCATACATCCTGAAGCCATATGGCACATAAAGAGAGATTTACCAACACCAGTGCCAGCGAGAGCAACATTGAGCGTTTTAGCTGGGAGTCCACCTTTTGTAATTTTGTTAAAACAGTCCAAATCAAAGGGAATTCTTTCTTCATTACGGTGGTAAAATTCATATCGCTCATTTGAGTCCTCTAAGTAATCATGTCCTACAGTTGTA